TGCGACACAAACTGCCCTGAGCTATCCTGGATGCGGTCATTGTGCTCTAGCGCCGTCGTGCTAGGGTCGCCCTCATGAAACGAAATAGTCGTTGCGGTAAAGCTCGGCATGAGCTCAGCACGACCTTCGACATTTTCTTGTACTGTAGCTGTAACAGATGTTCCTGAGCTATATGCTGTTATTTTAGCAAAACCGTCGTGAACTCTTACAAGCCGCCCAACGTCACTGCTTACAAAGGTACTTGTGCTTGCTGTAATTGTTACGCTGCCGGTGCGCCCATTTGCAACCAGGGTTGTGGCTGATGTGTTGTCCTCAGACATTGGGCCGCGCAGAAAATTTACCTCAGTAATTGACCAAGACGTATGACTTGTTCTGGTAATCTTTCGCGGTGAAAAATCAGGATGTACCAGGTACATCACGTCAGCTGATTGCGTAAATTTTAGCTTAGCCAGATCTGTGTGGGCGTAGGGCGTTGTGACCTCAATCGGGTTGCTGCTGCCATCAACCACCGTGCCGCCGTCTTTGTGTACCCTAAAATAATCGTCTCCAAATTCTAAAATATAGGTTTGGGTTACATTAAACTCAAACGGGATCAGGCGGCAGTTATGGGCGCTGTTCTTGACTTCTCTAACAAAGATAGTGCCGGGGCGGCGGCTAGCACCGCCATGCGGATGCACAACAAAATTCTGCAGCTTTTTACAACCATTGAAATATTTAGCAATATCCGTGCGGCCATCCAGTCTGGGGCTGAGCTCGCCGGCAGTAAAATTGGTAAAAGCTGGTGACGCTTTAGCCATTAAAACCTCGAATTAATAAACGTATCAGCAGCGACCGTGCGGCTCTCAGTAACTATGCTTGTATTGATTGCGTTATCCTCAGTCGCATCAACGAACCGAGCCTCGGTAAGTTTTGTTTGATATAACTGGAACATATTTGAGCCGAGCGCTGAGCTGCCGACCAGCGGATAGGCGATATCAGCTGCAAGTGATGCGGCCAGGGTTTCTATCAGTAGGGTGTCATATTCGTTAACGTCAGTCAGACGCCCGACATAAAGCATTTCAATTATGCTTTCGTTACACAAAAGCTTGCGGCCCTCAATCCGATAAAGGATGTTAGGATCGCTTAGGCCAAGAACCCGCAAACAAAAAGGGTCAGTTGGCAATGTAAATTGTGCGGAAAACTCAAAGGCGGGGGTGGCTGAATCCGGCGCTATTGATGCGCGCGTTGTCAGGCTGTTCCAGGGGTGGGCTCTAAAAACACCATCGCGGATAAACTCAAAGCGCTGGTTACAAATCCGCGCCGCCTTACTATCCTCAGTCAGGCTGATGATGTTGGACGCACCGATCTGGTTTAGCGCACTGTTACAGATATCAACAACAGATGCCATCTAGATCTCCACATAGTAAGAAAGCAGGGCCGGCATAACACCGGCCCCACAAAGGTTTAGTCTAATGCGTAAAACATTGTCAGAGCGATAGAGCCTGTGCCAGCGGCACCGCCCATAGTCACTGTGACAACCTTACCATCTTCATTTGCATCAACCTCTTCACCATTCAACAGTGCGAGCGTAGCAACTACGTCCACAATTTGAGCTGATGTTGAGGCAGCTGCAGCTTTGTACGCAGCCGCTGAAGCTGAAACAGCTGTGCCAGCGGCATTGGTGTGGGCTGCAAAGCCTACTGAAAGAGTGGTTGATGAACCCAACGCATCGTGTGCTAGCTGGCCAGACAAGATCCGGGCGCCGTCCGGCAATGCGAACATCTCAATCACATCACCAGATGCGAGAGAAGATGCTTCGTATGTACCGTGTGCGACACGAACAGATCCTGCAAGCTCGTTAGCTTTTACGAAATCAGAAGGGTCGTTTTGCGTCAGCGTTGTGCGCTGTGTGCTGTAAACAGTAGCCATTTTTCATGCCCCCCTTATGCTGATTCGTCACAATCGATTTGCACGACTTTTTCTTCTTCCATCCGGGTCGCGCCGAAAGTGGCACAGTAGTAAACCTGGGTGGAGTAAGATTTGTCAGAACGCTCATCGATGCGTGACATTACGTCTTTGCCGACTGCCATTTTCAGACCATCTTCGGCCCAAGCAAAGCAGCTACGAATGTTTCCAGACTTGGCCAAACGAGTTGACACATGGAAGGTAAAGCCGAGGAAAGTGTTTATCTCACCTTGGACTAGAGCCTTGATTGTATTGAAATCAGAGCTGGTTACAGTTGTGCTGTTCAGCAAAGCTTCAATCTGGTCTGGACCCACAGCAATATGACGTGGGATGGATGGGTCAACCGATGCAAGGTCAAGAATTTTCTTGGCCTGGATCAGTTTTGCCAAAGTCAGGTCAGCTGAACCATTGGCGATCTGGTGTGCAGCAAGCATAGAAGTGCTTGTTGCGCCAGACTTGCCGGTCTTGCTGGTTCCTGTTGCTGCTTCAATAATGGCATCGTCCATTGAACGTCCCATTGCTGCTGCAGCAGCTCTTGCATAAGTTGAGGTTGGATCAATCAACATACGGACTTTATCCGCATCATCGATTAAATCTGCCCACTCATACGAATCCATAGTCACCATCCGGCGGCTATGGGGTGTTTCGACCATGGGTGTATCGCCATGCCGAGACGTGCGTTTCACCGCAGCTGTTGAGCCAATCTGGTCAAAGAAAGCCTTTTCACCAGTCACTGATTCCTCTGAAACGGCGCCGCGTAGAACGGAACCCATTTGCTGAGAAAGCAGCTGTACATTTGAGCTAAACTGCTGGGAAAACGCGGTTGTGATTTGAGTGCTCATTGCACCCTCCTTTCACTATGCGTTTTTGAAATGCTCGCTACCCGGCACCCGCCGGACGAAAAGGTTTTGCAATTACGGTTGCGACGACCGGGGCTATGCAGCTTGACCGGGTTTTTTGCTTGGTGCCGTTGCCGTTTGGGCCTTTGGCTTGTCAATCGGTTGTAAACACCATTGCAAATTCTTATCGGCGTGTTCCAAAGGGTTTGAGATCATCGCGGCTGACCCTGTTTCCAGAGTTAAGCGCAGCACCTCAAGCCGGAACTCGCGATCTGTTAGTTTGTCATCCACTCATCATCCCCCTAAATTTTAGCGCTTCGTTCACATAGAACTCATGCTCAGGGTGACGTTGGTTCCAGTATGGCGATCCTTCTACTGTAAGTTCAGCCAGGCGTTGCTGTGCATCACCGGGCGTCAATGAACCAGATGTTTTGATACCTTCCAGGCTATCTTCGCCAATCTTGCTATTAATGAACTGACCAATATTGACCATCATTTTAATCATTTCCGGGTGGTCGCCCAAAAGCCGGCCATCAGCCAGCTGCAACTCCGGGAGATCCTCGGTGCCAAACTCTTGTAAGACTGCGTGACCATTTGCCATGCGGTCATCATAAGCTGCGCCATATTCCTTTTTTAGCTCAACCTCTGCGTTGACGCGCGCTTCTTGCACCTGACCTTCGTCAGAGCCCATCATGCCGCCCAGGAACTCGTTATAGCCGCCAAGTAGTTTTTGTGCTTGCTGAGGTGTCAGCCCGGCCTCATGCGCCGCGCCTTTGAACCAACCCAGCATTTCGTCGCTGGCCTCCGCACCTTCGGGCAGCTCGTTGGTTAGCTCGTAACCATCCGGGCTATCTGGCCGGCCTAGTTTGCGATAAACCTCGCCCCAGTCCTCATCAGTGGCGTGTTTGCCTGGAATAGCTACTTTGTCAGCGCCAATCATGGACTGCGCGTTGACATAGCTTTTTGCCAGGGCTCCAACGTCTGAAATATGTTCTAATGATTTATGCCCTCGGATTTCCTCCGGGACGCTAGTGCGCCAATCATCGTCGGCGACAGACTGGGTTACCTCTGCATCTGCAGAGACCTCAGCTACCTGTTCTTCACTCATCTGATGTCATACCCTCTAATTGTTTTCGATCTCGCAGCATTGATTTAATAAACAAAACCACCGTGCGCTGCCCTTCACGGTAGGCTGTTTCATGTGGGTCAGATGAAAAGGTCGAACTGTGTTCACAAAACCTCATGCCCAGATCATCTAGAACCCGCTCTCCTTGAACTGTTGTGAACAACTCCTTGTAGAGCTCTATCGTATCTTCCGGGGTCATTCTCCAACGACCTCATCCAGCGTAACGCCGGAGCCCTCAACGGCCCGAACCATTGGCGCTGCATTGCCGGCAGCTTCAGCTGTTTGCATCAGCTGCATTTGCTCGGCCTCTTCTGCCTGTTGCTCTTGGCGTTGAGCTCGCATCATGGCGACCTCGCGGTCACCGCGTACAGCTGTGGCCGGTACGCCCAGGATCTTGATCAGATGCTTAGAAATGCCGTCACTATCCACATAATCCATAATGCCCGGATCAAGTTGTGATAGCGGTGTCATCAACTCCAGAAGCCTGGTCATTGATTGTATATCGCCCTGACGCTGTGCCTTGGCCAACGGGCTGACATATTCTATTTCCAGATTTTGGTTGGTCATAAAGTCCGGCGCTGGCTGATAAGCTTTTTGACGGGCGAGTATTGAGTAAACCCGGCTGATCAGCGGCTGTAGCAACTCCTGGCTAAGTCTGCCCGTCAGAGGGCCAAGCAGCCTCATTTTCTCTTCGGTGCGCTGGACAACTTCTGTCGCCGTCATTTGCGGTCCTTGGCCCAGGATCAGCTGGTCAACATAGAAAGCCGAGCGGATTGCTTGCCGGCGCTGTTCTTCCATATTTAGACCCAGCGGGTTATTCGCACCGATATTGAGCGGCTCAATTCTATCCCTTGTGCCAGATCTGTAAAAGTTCAGACCGCCAGGCACTGTCCTGACCGGCAGCATGAAACCATCGTCGGGCACCAGCAATGGCGGGTCCACCTGTTTTTGCGCTGCCCTGATTGTGACCTCGGACATTTTATTGAGCATTTTTATGTCTGCTAGTGCAGTCATAGCCGGCGAGCGGCCATAGCCGATCTCGAACGAGCTCTTGGTGTAACGCGGCGCCATATACGGGAACTCATCAAAGCCTGACTCGCTCAGCGTTACTTTTTCATCCGGCTCAATATACACAGAAGCAAACGGCTTGTTGTCAGCTGTTACCTTTGTGATGTCACGCTCTTGGCGCTCATAAACAGCATGAACCAGCGCGATTTGTTCGTAGGGATTTTCTGATGCCTTTTTCAGTATTTTACTGTTAAACCCTGCCTCGCCAAAACGCGCAACAGCTGCCCTGGCCGGCATTTTAAACTTTCTAAATACCGTATCGACCCGCCCCTTGTCATCCTCGGACAAGAAGCACTCTTTGATGTGCCGGGTACTAAAGCGCACTTGCTGTTCATCGTCTGCATCAACAAACATAACAGCCGTGCCAAAGGTCACCAGATCCTGATAGAGCTCATGTATTTGCTCTTGGAAGTTAGATCTGTTGAACGCCTGGTACATTACGTCCTCGACGCCCTGCAGCCATTCCATAGCTTCATCGTCGCCATTCAGCTCAGGATCAGAATAGCGCAAGCTAAACCAGCTGGTACTGCCATTAGTCAGCATACCATGCAGTGACGCGGCCAGCAGCTCAGCTGCATGAATAGCAGTGCCATCAAAGACCAGCTCGGAGCGCTTGTCGCCCGGCGAGCGGTTTTTGGTCACGTCAGCTTTGCGTGGCACGACATAGTCGGCCACCTCTTGCCAGTGCGCCTCCCAGGTCTGCCGCTGCGTTTCCAGGCTATGGAAGCGCTTTAGCAGTATGCTTGCAATTTCGTCAGCCATTTAGCCACCCAGAAGTGTTTTGGATTCTGTAGGCGCATCACCGATAACGCCCTTTGTGCCGGTAAGTATTGTTTTGGTTTTCTTTCTCTTCTTCTTTGTTTTGCCCTCGGAATATTCCGCATCGTCAGGATTGTTGGCATCAACAACATCCACACCCTGTTGGGCTTTAAATGCCGCATCTTGTTTACGTTTTGCCTCTGCCTCAGCTGCAGCCTTTTCGCGCGCTGCTTTTGCCTCAGCCGCTGCTTTTTCTTGTGCAGCCTTGGCCGCTGCGTCAGCTTTCATTTGCTCACCAGCAATCTCTTTATTGGACGGCAAAGCGCCGGTTGCCTTTAAGGTTTCACGGGTAGCTTCCCTAACCACTCTTCTGACTGGCTTTGTAACTTTCCTAAAAACTTTTCTTACTCTTCTAATTACTCCGCCCATATCAATCTCCTGGCTGCTTTGGTCGTTTTGATGCGCCTAACAACGAGGCGTATTGAACTGGTGCTTCTGACATCACGCCCTGGGCTGATGTTTTGACATTCGTTTTCTGGTTAGCTTTTTTCTTAGCTTTCTCGCCGGTCATGTTGTCCTTCGTTGCATCAACCACGTCATTTGGGCGCACAACGGCCTCTGGCGTAACAACAGCTGGCGGGGGTGGCGGCGCTGATACTGGCGGCGGCATCATAATCTTTGGGCGTAGAAAACTCATAAACTTACTCCTAACGGGTTGTATCCGTTATCAGCTAACGCTTGAGGCGGTCTGTCAAACTGCGTATTTTCTTTAAGACCGACTGCCAAATACCGAAAAGCATCTGCAGCATGGCTCGACCAGTCATGGACAGGCGTGTTCCTAAAGCTTCTAAGCCGCTCGTTATACGCCCTATGATACTGCCTAAGCGCTTCCAGCCCCGGCCCACAAAGGGTTTTGTCAAACCAGCAGCGTGGTATAAGCATCTGTGCAGCATGAAGTCCGTCCTCGACCGGCAGCTTTGGAACCACCCTAAAATTTATACCTAAATCCCAAGAGACCTCGCGCCGGCTCTTACCGCTGCCCAGTTCTCTTACTTCAATGTCATGCGGCGCATTATGTGTGCCGTAAAAATAATCCCTATCAGCCAGAACTTTTGCGTAATGCGGCAAGCCCTCGCCCCTGTTTTCGTAAAAATCAATGACGTGAACAGCTCTACCCACAGACTGCGTAAACCAAATCGCCGTGCTATCGCCTATGCCCAGATCCCACCAGGTATCTACCCGGACTGTCGGATCATACGGAACTGAAGAGATGCGCCCCTTCTCCTGAGCCTCTTGCAGCTCTTTTCCAAAAACAGCCCCTGGGACATTGGCCACCCAGCTACACTGGAACTCCTGTTCAAACTGATCAGCTGACATCATCGCCTTGGCAGCTTCCAGCTCCTCAGCATCCAAAATGCCAGTCTCAGATGCCCGGTAAATACCCGTGTGCCAATCAGCTTGCCCCTCAGCGGCGCTATAAAGCTCATAGAACGCATTGTGGCCCCTTGGCGTACCAATGAACAACGCCCAGCCCTTACGGTCACTCAGTGCCGGCCTGATGATCTCAGGAAACAAACTCTCCGGCATATCGGCCATCTCATCAAGAACAGCCCCATCCAAATAAATACCGCGCAAACTATCCGGGTTCTCAGCCCCTAACAGTTGTATCCTGGCACCATTAGGCAAATCAGCTCGCAGCTCTGTCTCGTGGAACCGAACCATAGGCACAGCCCCTGCAAACTGCTTGAGGTAGTCCCACGCCACAGCCTTAGCCTGGCGATAGGTCGGCGCTATGTAAGCGAACCTCGGATTAGTCTTGCCGTTTAGCACAGCATCACGGAGCAAATGATTAATGGCCATCACCGTCTTGCCCCAGCGACGATGACAAACTACGACGCCCCAGCGCTTAGCTTGCAGCTCAGCGTGAAGCTGCGCTTGCCCTGGCCTTGGCGTATATGGGATTTCAATGTTCATGTGAGAGACAGGCTCATGTTAGGTCATATATGTATACAACAACGGCGGGTTAGTTTTGGGGTGGGTGGGGGGCTGCAATATAAAACGCCACCCCCATCAACAGGTACATATCCCGTCACTCTCGTACAGCTAGCAACGATCATAGCCAGGCCAGTGCCAAGCCAGTGCCAAGAAAAAGAATGTTAACTGAAATTCAGTTGACTATGCCTCGCGCGTGTGAGCACTGCCACGGAAAGGCAACACCACCACTACTAAGCACTCACCTCAGCGTTACCCCAACTAAGCGTAATCGTTCCACTGCTTTGCTTGTTATCCTCTGCCTTATCCCTGATACCAAGAGGTTGCATCTGCCTGATGTGCTTATCCTTGTGATCTGCCTCTAACCGTCTACGCTGTACCTCAGCCATAGCTAGCTTAGGATCGTCAGGCAATGGCGCTTCAACAAGATCAATGATCTGATCACGCATTACCTCGCACTGTAAGCTCCTAGCTGTTCTATAGCTTGCGTAAGCTTCCTCATCCTCTTGAACATGGCGCAGCACTGTTCTCCAGCTAGGCAAGCTTGCATCGTCGTTGCATATCCTAGTCAGACTAATCCCGTCTGCAATCCTTTCGCAGATCGTTGTCATCTGTGCTTTTGTGATACGTCGTTTAGCCATAGCCATCCAAAAGAACTGACCCAGCCATAGCAGTTGCCAGGCTGAGCCAGCGTAAGGTTCAAGTTAAGGGAGGTTTATACGCAACATATTGTGCAGCGTATAAGAATCTGTACTACTTTTAGAACATTCGCGTCAAGTGCTTTGACGAATAATGTCACAACACATAATACAATCTAATCAACACATCCTTGTAACGCCGCTTTACAATGCGTGGATCGTTGAGTTGCAATATCCTTGCAAGCTTTGTCCATGACGGTCCACGCTCTCTAAACGCTGCACTATGTGCTACAGCCCAGACAAGGCGCCGATCCTCCTCGTCAAGCTTTGTAACAGCCAAGCCAACAGCCTTGTCATATCTTGATATCTGATCTGGCGTAGCTTTGAGCCTGGGCGCTTCAAAAGCACTGTAGCCATAGGCTGACCATTCTGTGACATAGTCAGGCCATGCGCTCATCTTTTGTCTGCGAATAGCAGCTGGTAGCTTGCGTTCTGTCTCAGCTGCTTCCATGAACAGCTCATTCAGACTAGCCACGTCCATTGAGCTTATCCTGCATTGTGTGCAAATAATCAATTCGATCTATCGCAGACATGGCATTGAGAGCTTTTTGCAGCTCCTTGAAGCTATCTAAGCTAAGCTTAGGTCTAAGCTTTTTCATAACTCTACGTTCAAGCTCAGCAATAGGATCTATCTTAGATCTATCTATAGCTTGGACATACGGAGCTTTGCAGAGCTTAGCTTGCTTAGTTAGTAAAAAATTTATGTGTGGGTTATCTGAGACTTTCTGAGACCCCGTAGATCTCTTAGACTTAGAGCTACATGATAGGCGTTTCATCTGTCAATCCCCTCAATTCAATCCAATAAGATTTTTTATCCGCTGCCACACCGTCATCTCAGCCTGTTTGCGCCGTGCCCAATATGCCTTAACCCGGCGTGACTGTTGCTCACGTTGAGCTTTTGTCCATCTTCTTCCCATCTTCTTTCTCCTTTTTTACTTGTTCTCGCCAACACCTATCGTTAGCGCACAGCAACTTTCCGGCCCCGTTGATTATCCAGGTGCCCCACATTCGCTCGTGCTTTGCACCGCAGCTCGCACACTTCTGAGGCCACTCTGTCTGGTCCAAGATCCATCTCCATTATTTGCTTAGCCATCTCGGCCAGTAAGTAGCCCTCGGTCATTAGACCGTATCCGTCACCGTGCCGCACAACCTGGTAACGCGGTATGTCCCAGGCTTCGGCAATCAGGTTAATGCCCATGCCATCCATGATGCCGCGCCGGTACTCAGCCCGTGCCAGCTGCATTGCTTCATCATGTGTCATCACGCACCG